CCTTTCCTCTATTTCTAAAACATCTTTGTCTAATTTTATTATCCATATTTCTTATTTTATTTTTCTTCTTTTTTTCTTTTTTAAGAATATATTTTTGTGATTTATTATAAGTTGTCTTTAATAACTGTTCCAACACTAATCCCCTTCTATGAATTATTAAACTCTTTTTATGTATTTTCCTCCATATACCATACTGTTTTGGGGTCATCATCATCACATACATAGCATCTTCATAACTCGGCAGTCCATTTAATAAATCATTCATACATCTTTTAAAAGCATTCTTCCTAAATATTTCTTGTTTATTTTCTCTTTCTTTCTTATCAACCATATCAAAAATATCATCTAAAATATAATCATTAATATCTTGGAATCTCATATAACTATATATATATAATAAATTTAGTTTTTTAACTGATTACTTGAATCCCAGCACCGTTGAATAGAAGTGTATTCTTAGCGTGTACAAAGACAAAAGCACTTACCGGTGAATCATCAGTTAATTCTACATTCATCTGTAGACCCCAGTTTTGAGTTGAGAAATCAGCACCATCAGAACCGAGAGTATCATATGCAACTCCTACACCCCAAACGAGTCCACCCTCTAATACAGTATTATCATTAGTTGCCCAACCACGATTCGTATTAACTGGAGAAATCTGTGTTCTAGTTAGACTGCTGAACGGAGTAATAGAATTCATAAAATTACGAGAAATCTGAGGATCAACAACCGATACATTAGGATCTTTTTTGTAATTAGTATCCCAGTTGAAAGAATCAGGATAACGAACACCGCCTTTTGTAAATACAACCTGATTAACATCAGCTATAGCACCGGTAGATCTAATCGGCATAATAGTCTGAAGAGAATTTTGATCTAAGTTATTAAGATAAGACGATCTAATGAAATTCATAAATACACTTCTAACTCTACTCATTCCAAGAGAATAATTAAGAATAGCATTAGTGCTATTAATAGTGCTGTAATAACTAGATATGGATTGATACTCAAAACCATTTACTTTACTTGATACTTTATTATCACTTGTCATATCTTCAACCTCACAAATTAATTTAAGATTTTTAAGACTATAATCAGCGTTGGATAAACCATTAGTTACAGCAGCTCCTTTGGAATCGTATAGAAAGGCACTTGGAGGTGCGAGGTGAATTTCGATAGATAATCCACCTAGAGTTTCTGAGGAAAGAGGAATCGGAGATCCATTTTGGAGGAGTCCGGTTGGGAAGTATACACAGAACTCATTACCATTTGTTTTGAACTGATTTACAACACCTTCACGAGATGCTTCATCAGCCGGAAGAGTTAAAGCAGCCTCAGACAGATGACCTATTAGATCCTGATTAGAAGCAGTCATGGGAAGGTATGTACTCATGAATCTGTTGTAATGTCTAATGGATTCGATAGTTTGTTTAGTCTTAACAGAACTAATTGTAATAGTATCAACCATTCCAAAAATACCAGTTCGTGAATCTATCTCTAAAGAATCAGTACCTATCGGAGCTGTTGATCCATCAGTTGTGACTGTTAATTCACCACAAATACGGACGGAATTACCCATAAGGAAGGCATCTTGTTCTGAGATCTCAAATCGGATAATAGGTTGACCGGATTTATATGATACAATACCATTAGCTGTTGAATTACTGGGACGGATATCAAGAAATTTTCTAACCATTTTTATTTATAATATTTATAATATAATAAATTTATTAAAAGATAATTTAAAAAAAGATAATAATTTAAAATTTAAACACTTACAGAAATCTGACCCGCTTTAATATTAATACGACGAAGATGATAAACAAAATTCATCCACAATTTATTTTTAGTCGGAGCAGTGCCTTGATAATTTACCTGTAGGTTAAAATCTTTATTACGAGCGTCGTATACTCCGTTATTCAAACCAAGTGCTCTAGAGATGAAAAAGTTGTTATTAAACGATTCAAAAGATCTTGCTGGGATTCCGGACTGGACTAATGCCTTTTCGTTCTCAATCAACGGTTGAGCATCAATACTTACTTTAGAAGAAGTTTTAGCAGTAGATATGGCTCTGCTGGGATTTAATTTTCCTCCGTAATACCATTGATAATTAGTTAACGAATCGGATACGCCTACTAGTCCAGTTCGGGTAGAGTTAGAAGAGAGCATACCATTAGCAGCACCTACTATATTATAAGTTCCATTAGCAGAAATTCTGTTTTTAGAACTATAATTAGTAGCATCCGTTGGCATAGAAATTACTGCTCTAGCACGACTCTGTTCTAAAGGTAAACGAATATTGGCTACAACATCATTAGCTAGTTGAGAATATTTGTAATTCTGTACAGTTAGAATATCTAATCCCATACTTCCGCCTTCTCTCATTTTCTTTAACATACTTGCCTCATAACTTGCTCCCATGTTTAGTTCAGATACAATCATCTCTACATTAGATAATAAATATGTAGCATCGTAAGCTGTTGCCTCACCAATAACAGATTCACTAACTACATGCCAAGCACCGACCTTAACCGAATCAGCAGATGCTAGTAGATAATCTTGATCTAAAACAATCTCAATGAGACCAGTGCCTCCGGATGCCGATGCCGATGCGTTAATACTTGCGATCACAGGGATTCCTGCTGCCCCTCCAACCTTCTTTGTGAATGTTGCACTTGATCCGGTAGCACCATCCTCAGCAAAGGAAATAGCTTCTCCTACAACAAATGGACAATTGGGTGCTAGGTATTGACTATTCTCACGAGTAATATAAAATTTACCAATAGTATCACCGTTATCAATATCATCCTTACCAGCAGTAATAGATCCGTTAACAGAATCAAAAACAGGATTGAGAGAAAGACGATTGTATTGGATTGCCGATTCTAATTGTCTAAGGACTACATCAGCGTCTTCAAGTTGGATTTCGATACGACAACCGGTCAGGATATTCGGCCATACTTTATCAGAACTCCAAATTCCTGTATGTAATGGAATAGCAAGTTTAGCTGTTACAAAGTCAGCATCGGTGAATGTTGCTGTCTGATTTCCGGCAGGTGCCTTCTTAAAATACGGATTAGTTTGAAGATCAGTCATAACAGATTTCGGAGTTCCTTTAGTACCTCTGTTCTGAGGTTTGTAAGTTGTTACACCCTCACCAGCAATTGCTCTTTTATTCTTAAGAGAATCATCTGTATTATAGTCATAAATTACAGAACATAAAGAATTATAATTTTGTATTTCTTCAAGTAAAACTCCACCGTTTTCTTGAGAACTATATACCCTAATATCACGAATCAAACTCTGACCGCCCATCTGTCCATCTAACTGTAGACGGGTTGGAGGTGCTCCAGCAGGTAATTTAATTTTAAAATCAAACTGTAATACTGATTCTTTAGGATTTACAAATTTGACAGTAGATGGAATATCAATATGGACAATCTGTCCGGCACTATACTCAAGTCCATTAGTTGCCGAGATTGCTGTGGAAGTTTGTTTAATTGGGATTTTATTATCAGCTGACCAAAAACTCATTTATTTTATAATATTCATTATATAATAATTTTGAGAAAATAAATTTTAAATAAAAAAAGATTATTAGAAACCACCGGATGCTTGGATTTTAGAAGTGCTATCACTTGCTGCTCCTCCTATTCCACCATAAGCACCTGTTCCTGCTGTTGCTACTGCTCCTGATTTTTGAGATGATAGACCTTTTGCTTTAGTTACTTGTTCAGTATCTGCCGTTGCTTTAGCTTTAGTTGTATCTCTTGCTGCTCCGATTTCACTAAATACTCCACCGACTAAACTAGCAACTCCTCCGATTGCTTCTAATCCTAAAGAAGCAGGAGTAGGTACAACTAGACCTGTTAATTCTGCGGTTGAACCAGCGAGTGTTAAAATATTACCTACTTTATCCTCCCAGTTCATTTTCTCAAAACCTTTAACTCCACCTGAAATATCTGTCTGTAATGCGAGACCTCCTCCAATAACTGCTCCTGCTCCACCGAGAAACTTTACTGAATCACCTAGAACTGTTGCTTCTGTCTTAACTCCTTTTAATACATCTGATACTTCTGATACATCTCCAAGATCCTTAGCTGCTGTTACTACTCCTCCTCCTTTTCTAAAATCGGATATTGTTTTTGCTGCTGCTTCTCCACTTGATAACTTATCTGTATTTCTAACTACTGCTTCTCCTATGTCTTGTTCAATAGGATTAAGAAAAGTTTTATAAACTGATCCTACTGCTCTTGATGCTAGATCAGTTGCTTTATCTAATCCACCGATCACATATTTCTCTGTACCATCTAAAGCCAGATTTCCTACTCGTGCTAGTCCTCCTTTAGCTACACTCGGTATTGCTTTTAAAGATTCTTCTACATTTGCTAGTCCTCCAGTTGATACAGCACTTTTTAAACCTAAACCTCCTGCTGCTTGAGATAATATAGAATTCTCATCTCTAGACATTTCTGCTGATGTTATTCCTTGTTTCTGTTCAAGTGCTGTATCTCTAGTTCCTGATATAGCAGCATCTAAATTAGCATTTCCTGCTCGTCTTGCTTCATTCTCAGCACTTTGATCTTGAGAAAAACTATTTGATTGAGATAGTGCTTCACTCATTCCATATAGATCCATATTTATATTTATATATAATATAATTATTCTTATTATTTATATTTTAAATTATTCTTCATCACTTTCATTACTTTCATTTCCTAATGGATATATTTTTGTTTCAAAATTAATCCATGCTTCAGCTGGATTTTCTTGGAGATTTAAATGTAAAAAATCATATTTCTTTTTAGTTGCTTGTTTATATAATTGTAAAAATTGTTTATCACCTCCAAACATCCCTGCCATTTCTTCTGACAGTTTATCATATTCCTTAGAATTTTGTAATCTTCCAACAAGGATATTCGTTGCATTAGCTCTACACACTGGAGATACTTTTCTTAGTGCTTGAGTGCTGATTAAAAGCAGGTGGATGTTGCTGTGGCGGTATCTTGAACAAAGTGAATCCAAAGCAGGAGTCTTATCTCCCAAGCAATCATCTATAAAAACACACGCTTTAGGCATCTCACTTGCTTGTCCATATGCCTTTTGAGATTCAACAAAATCAGTAATATATTGATCTCTATAATTATCATGTATATCACAACTCTTTCGTAGGAATCTATTTGTGAGATCCGTGTTGATTGTGTTACTAATAACCATCGGCGGTATATCAAAATAGTCTAATCCAAAGAAATCAGAATTTAAAATTAAATTAGATCCTATTGTACTCTTTCCACACTTACAAGGCATAACCATAAGGACTTGGGCGTGAGGTTGAGGTAGGTTAGGATGAATTGATCTTGTGTTTAATTTAGGAGGATCAATGATCTTTCTTATTTGAGGAAACGAATTGTCAGACATTATATATATTATATATATTTTATTTTTGATTATAAAAACCAATGATTATCTTTAATCATCATTGACTTCTTATCGTGTCCTATTAAATAATTATAATGAATTATATATGAATCGTTTTTATTATCTTGATAATATTTTCCATTTGGATATTTCTTCAAAGGTAATCTTTCATATTGTAATTTATTTTTATTAGCGTTAACAT